CAGTAAGGTCTCCCATACCTACCAAATACACTTGTTTAATTTTCACACCAGCTTTACGCAGATGTTTTATCCTTGCTATTGAAGAAGTCAAAGCTAGTTCTAATCTTGCAACTGTAGCTTCAACTCCCAAATCAGATTTTCCGAGTTGCCAGTCACTCATCATAAATAAAAATGCGTGGTCTCCACCGAATTTAGTTTCTTTTAATTTAGGTTTACGGCTTATTACTTTTTCTAATCTTGCTACATACTCATCACGCAAAGGATTTTTTCTTCTTACAACTCCTTTAAAAGCGTAAAAAGTTTCAACAACGCCGCCTTTTAATTGAGCATTCCAACTGCTGG